CCAGTAAAGAAAATTACCTTTAGGATCATTAACAAAATACAATTTAATAATGTTTTTATCTAAAGACATTAAATAATCATATTTATCTTTTTCAATTAGTTTTTCTTCATAATATTTATTTCGGAATTTCATTTCAATAATACAATCAAAACCTTTTGGGGTTTTACCTGCTGCATCCCATCTAGTATTTCCTTCACCAGTCCATTTTAAATCCCATCCATCCAGGTTTAAAATCATCACTACTGCTTTTTCCCATTGATTAACTTTCTGGATTCCCATTATTCCAAACAATATTTAAATCCTTAATCCATTTGTTTATTGTTTTAGGGGAGCAGGTGCAGGGTTTATAAAAACTATGCTTGTAATACTTGCTGTGTAGTTCACAGACCAGTTGAAATTCTGATGCTGATATGTGTTGTTTTGTACCCATCCTGAATACTGTCCAAAGTTTAAAATCTTTTTTTTCAAATTTTACCATCTTTTAATTTTAATCTTATTTAATTTTTTTCTTCTTTTATCACAATTACATTTAGTTCCTTTAAATGCGTGATAGGTTTCAACTATATATTTGATGCCTGTATATTTTGTAATGTAATATATTAAATCTCCTAGTTTCATTTTTTATATTTTTTGTAGATTAAGTAGAATATTACTGAAAAACTAATACATACTGGACAAGGGTGTAAGAAAGCTATATTCATATTATTCTATATTTAATTCTTTGTTAAGTTCATATTGATTTAATATATATGACTTAGTAGGATAATTTCCTAATGTACCTATATTAGTAGGCTTTATAATATTTTCGTATGATGACCACCCAGAAAATGTAAAAGTTGGAAATTGTCCAGTCATTAAGGCATATCCGTTTACATATTTTTCTTCTTTACCAACTCTAACTAATAACCTTCCATTTTTATATGTTGTGTTTTTTACATCAATAGTTTTGCCATTTTTTAAAACAGCATCATTTGAATTAAAATAATTTTTATTAGATGAAGTTCCATTATCAAATTCTACATTACACATTTTACAAAATGCAAGTTCTGCTGAAAAACCATTTAAACACATTGTATAAAATTTCATTTTTTTATCTACTTTATAATTATTAATAAAATAAGATTCATCTTGATTATTTAATTTGTCTGACATTTGTTTAATTAATTCTTGTTCTTCATTATTTAAAGTATATGTCATACCATATATTAATTTGCTCATAATAATTTTTTTAGTTTGTCTTTTACTTTGTTGTATGTGTTGTAAAGTGAATAATATTGTATATAAGATTTTCTGGAAAACTCTGCAATACTTTCACCAGAATTAATAATTTCAAATACTTTTCTATCATACCAATACATTTTAGATAGTTCTGATTTTACTTTATCATAACTTTCTGTATAATTTACATCATTGTTTATTAAGTGTACATTGTCTAATGATATCATTGATATGTTTTTACCTTTTCGTTTTAAGTCCAGGAATAAAGTTCTTAGTGTTTTGAATATATAATAATAATTTATTTCATCATTATACATTATATCTAAACCTTTTTCTAATTTGAGTTGTATTTTTATATACATTTCTTGTGTGATGTCCTCAGCAGTTCTTTTATTACATCCAAAAGACATTACAATATCAATCCAGGTGTTGTGTTTTTTTGCAACAAGAATCATTTTTTTTTTAACCATTACTTTTTAAAGGATCATATAAATCATCAACTACCAAAGGTAATCCATAATCATTAACTTCNAAACTAAANGTNTCAAAAGCATAATTTCTACTTTGTTTACAATGAACAGTAACCCAATCTTTATTAACTGTGTTTTGTTCCAACTCAATTATAGTTTCACTTTTTTTGGCTAGTGCTGATCCGAGATGACCTGTCATTTTAGAAGTTCCGAAATTATTATGAATTACACAAATTATTGCACATTTATATTTTTCTGAAAGTTCCATTAATTTTTGCACACAAGCATTACATCCTATTAAATCATTAACATCATTTACCAAATCAGCTACACCATCTAAACAAACTAAAGATGGTTNATTTAACTTACTCAAATAGTATTCCAAAAAATTCANCCTGTCTTTATGTGGGATTGTTCTTAGTGCAAATGTATTGTATTTACTTGCATCTGTTTTATAATCCATTGCAAAAGGTCTGGAAAAACAATTCTGTGAATGCCACCTGGATTGTTCTGTGTCTATGTGAACACAATTTCCATTACCTCTATGACCTTTTAATTGACCACCATACATATTAGAACCACTTAAAAATACTGAAGCTAATAATGATATAAAAAAAGATTTTTTTGTTTTAGGTGGTGCAGCTAAACTAATAATGTTTCCATAACTGCAAATTGGAATAGGCAAAAGTTTATCACCAGATCTTGATTTTATTAATTGTTCACCATAAGATAAAGCTACTGGTGGATAGTCTATTTTTTCTTTTGTGTCTATATAACAATCTTCTTCAATTAATTGCATATAGAGATATTGTTCTGTTTGTTTTTCTGTCATTAAATAAAGATAAAAAAAAAAGGTACAGATTCTAAAATCCATACCTTTAATTATTAGTAAAAAAGTATTCTTAGAATGGTAAGTCTGTTGTGTGTGCTGATTCTGTTCCTGAAATAATATCAAGTTTTTGTTCTTCACGTTCTGCCANGACTATATTTGAATCTGTCCATACTACTTTACCATTTCCTAAATAATTTTTAGGCTTTTTAGCTTCACGTTCTTCTTTAGTTTGTGAATCAGTTATAGCTACGTTATTACCATATCTTGTTTCATCTTGAATAGATATTGTAAAATTGTAATATATAGGTGTTTTACCTTCAGCATCTGGTCTGCCTTTTATAAATTTTTCTTTAGGTAATTTATCTACTCTAATACTTGCATTAATTAGTGAACTCATAGTTATTGATTTTTATTGATTGTTAAATTATTTAATTGATTATTTATATCATCAGACATATTCCATTTTTCTTTTATGTCTTTTATTGTGTATTTACCAGAAATTATAGCATTTTCACAATTTTTAATATCATTCTTTTTTATTAACCAGTTTTTTGGTTTTGGTTTTGGTTTTTCTTTTACTGCTAAATTACCATCATCATCAACAGCTTGTAAGCCTAATAAAGATGCTAAAGTGTATCTACGATAGTAAGTTATTTCTGAACCTTTTTTTTGTGCATCTAAGCCTTTAGTAAGTTTTAATGAAGATTCTATTGAACCACCATCTAAATCAACTAGAACAGTTCTTACATATTCATCTGTAATAGGCTGAACTAAACATAATTTATGTTTTTCAAATAAAGGATCTAGTTGTTTAATAAGTGAATTAATGTCAAAATATTTTGACCTGTAAAAAGGATTAGAAGCATCTTTACTTATAGTTCCTATTTCTTTTCGTAATTGAAATATTTTATGATATATATTATTTTTCATTTTTTTAAGTTAAGATATTATTGTTTCTAAAAATTTCTAATTTTGCATCTTTTAATATAAGTTTTGATTCAAGTAAATGAATTTTATTTATAAGTGCTTCTACTTTATATTTATATTCTAATATTAAAGTGTCTTTAGTTTGGTGTGAATAATTTTCTCTAAAAGTATTTTCCATTACATTATGTGTGTTAAAATTGATTTCTGTTCATCTATTTGATCTTGAAATTTCTTTTTGTTTACAGAATCACCCATCATTGATGCGTGTCCTAACATTAATTGTAATGTGTTGATTTTTTTTAGGATGTCATCCCTTTGTGTTTTTGCTTGTTTTGGCATAATTATATTTATTAGTGAATTGTAAATATAAACAAATTTGTTAATAAAACAAAAATAAGCACAAAAAAAAAGGATTAATTAAATTAACCCCTTCTTTCATTAAGACAAAACAAACAGAATAATGTAAAGATATACTATTCCATTAAATCTACAAAATTTTTATATCTAATAATCATTTCTTCTATCTCGGTATTAGTTAGTTTAATTATTTTTTGTGCTTTAATATGTAATCTTCTAGCTGTACCAGAACCATATTTTTGATCTAGTTTATTACCAAATACAAATTGTTCGCCATATCTAAACACATTACATCCTGCACATTGAACCTGGCAGTTTACTTCATCGAATCTAGTTGAATAATGTTTACGACTTTGAAAATGACCATTCTGTAATTTTTTCCAATGGTCTTTTTTACCACAAGTAATACAAGTTGCTATATCATTTATAGCATTTTTTCTTCTAATATATATACTAAATATTGTATCTAGTTTTTTAACTAATTTACTTCTAGTTAATTTTTTAGCCATTTATTTATCTTGGTGTTGCAGAAATTGTCTACCTATTTCTGGATCTAATTTAGATATTACTTTATAGATATATTTACTATTTTTTTTAACTATATCTTTTTCTGATTTAGTAGTTTCACTACCACAATTTGTATATTGAATTGCATCAATTTCTAACATTCTATTTATTTTTTCAATATTAGATATTGTTTTATAATCAAATATTTTATCTATTAATTCTTTTGAATATTCCATTTTATGTTTTTTATAAAAGTAAGAAAAAAAAAGAAAGAAAAAAAAAGCCTACAAAAAAAGAAAGAAAACAAAAGAATGTTAAGAAGGTATCTGATCCAATTATATTTCTATAAAAGTTT